CGAAAATGGAACCCGTTGTTGAGGAAGTGACCGCCGCCCCGGCCACCAAACCGGAGCATTCAGCGCGAGCAAAACCACAGGCTGACAAGCCAAAAACATGGAGTCCATCCATGAAACTTTCAGTTCGCTTAAGTGGGGACGTCCTCACCTCGTTGCAGAAACAGGTGGGGAGAGAAGTGTGCTTGATTAACGGAAGTCAATCAAGCCAACATGCCCCACTAAGCGTCTGTAGACAAGTAGCAATAGCTGCTGTAGTCTCGAAGAACCCTTCGATCAAAGACATCCAAGGAAAACCTCGATCGCTTGGCTATCGAACCAAGGCCAACAACAAGAAGACCAACCTTGCATATCCGCACTATTGTAGGACCATGCTTACTCCCGCCGATGCGGAGGCCAGCACCTACATGAACCACCACTACCATGACTGCCCTGAAACAACAGAAGCAACCATGAGTGTGGATGTTATGCAGAAGCTCACCAAGTCACAGGTGGCTGACTTTTGCATGCAGGGTACCGGGAAAACCCATTTTGCGATCTTCCTGGATACGACTGCGACCGTCCCGCACAAATATACCAAAGCAGAACCTTTCACCACGTATTTCAGTGAAGGGAACATTGTTTGTGAGGTTGACGGCCACGGAGCACCAGAGGTGGATAGAATACAAAGCTGGTTGTACAATGACCACGCTTTTGTGAGCCTCAAGAATCGTGATGGGCAATACGGCACATATGTCCTAACCTGGAATGATTGGGGACCGGACGTGTCACCTATGCGGATTCTCAAATTCGTGTTAGTGTCAACTGACTCCTGGATCTCGTCTGGAATGTCTCCAGTCAGAGCAAAGGCCCCTTACATCCAAGATTGGATGCAAAGCTGCTACAATGAGTGGCTTCGCCCAGGTTTCTATGAAACTGACAGCGGAGCCCTTCATGTCACCCCATTGGTGATAGTAGAAAGCGAGTGCCCCATCTACCAAGACCATCCAAAGATTAGAGTCTACCTGCGTTCGGAAATCGATGCCGTCATCAAAGTCATTAAAAGACAACCAATAACAGAAAAGGTTGAGTATCAAGCTAACCTAGCTCTCAGAAAACGAGCAAAAGGTGGCCTCAGCCCACCAGATTTGGTTGCGAGATTGATGATGGCAAAGCGAAACACTGACATGCGTCTCATTGAACCTCTTGAGGAGATAATCCCACGCACAATGCTCAAAGTCGCCACGGAACGACCTCGAACAGATTACTACAGCTACTTTCCAAGCCTGCGATCCACAGGCGAATTTCTCAAGTCTCTGTTGGCTTGGGCCAAATGGATACTGCCGATAACAGCAGTGGGGGCCCAGCCAATAGCCAAGATGGAACCGCGAACGTTCTACATCTCCACCGTAACAGCTGGAGTGATTGGTGCTGTGACAGTCGGGGCTGTTGGATACTTCTGCGTCAAATGGTGCATGAATCATGAAGAAGATGATCCGTTACCAAATGAATACGGCGTAGTAAGATACCGACCAGTCCCTGCTCCCAGCATCGTACTCCCAGATGCCAGAGGTGGGATGGAAGGACCACTTTTGCTTGTAGGAGAACCAGGGTACCAAGTCCCACAAACGACCGAACTTCGGGAGATGAGCCCGAAAGCAAAGGTTGAAATGAGATGCCCTAACCTACTAGCAGAGCAACGTGCCTTATCACAACCTGTCTTATTCCCGAACGGCATTGTCATAGCTGGCCATGTACCAATGGTCCAGGCCAACACGCAATGGAACATGTACGTAGGAATTAGAAACAGATTGGTGTTTAAGGATGAGCGGCCGTACACCCCACAAATGTGGAATGCCTTGGAGAAGACCTTCATATCATGGTTGCCGCAGAGTGTCGACTATTACTATTCCTATGACGAGTGGAATGACAGATACCCAACTGCAGCATACAATAGACACAACAGAGACCTGGAGACCTATCAGATCACTGCTGCCTCTAACATGGTGAGGAAGATGTTCCTGAAGAAGGAGAAGAACGCTACGAGGATTGCCTCGCTGACGCTAGACCTTGTCACAGATGAGCTCAAAGACCCTCGAGTTATACTCGGAATGGCAGATGAAACCCTCAATTGCCAAATAGGACCATACATTTACAGCCATGCGAAACAACTTGCACAAGAGTGGAGTTGGGATTCGCCCATCTACTGCCCCTCAGGAGGCTCAGCAGCTGATTTGAATGAGTGGTACGATATGCCAATGACCCACGCCAGCCAAGCGTGGATCCTGGAGCGTACGCATCACTTACTTAGCAGCAAAAGCATCCAAGAGGCAGGTGGGTGGCGAAGCCACCTGGATGAATTTCCAGAAGAACTCTACCTTGCACTGTGGGACACTTGGGATTCACCAAGTGGCCCCGGAGCCCCCAGCGTGCTTCACGGAACAAACGTGAAGACAGTTGTGCTGGGTGATGATGTGGCACACCGCATGGAGACTGTGATTGGCACAATTGATGCAGACCAAGACGCTCACCGCCTCGACAGAACTGTCAGGCCCGAAGCGGATCGCATGACAGCCCGGTCATACGGAAATGCCGACGACAATGTGACCTCTGCTAACCAGCCATATGATGAGCCAATAACATCCGAGCAAATCGAGAACACAATGATGGAATGCCAGACCGCCACGTGTGTTTGCGAACAACATGGAATCACTGTCCAAAAGGACTATGGTCGCAATTCAGGTGACCAGTTCACCAGTGATGCAAACACCCGTGAGGTTGGAACAACAAGCCACTTTGCAGCATTGACAGCCGCAACTTGTGCAAACATTGATCTTTATCTCACCCTGTCCAATGAACTCCACCCAGAGAAGTCAAGGACCGAAGAGACCCAAGAAAACCATGACTGCCTAACAAATGTCATCCCCCATGACAAATTGTTGTTTGCAATCTCGGAACGGACCGACTACTGGATTTCGAGATTTAAGCTACACTATGTGGCTATCATGGCTAAGTTTGGGACCAATTCCAAACTCAATGTCTACAAGAAACGCCACCAGCTGACTTTTATTAGTGGTGCTTTCATTCCATATGGGCAATACACAAACTGGACACCACTACCTGGACGATTACTGGCCCGTCTGGGAATGTCAGTTTCAAAACCGTTGACAGAAAACCAATATTCTGCCGTTATCAAACAGTTTCACAACTACAGTGCGACGCCGTTCGTAGGCCCCTGGCTCCAAGCGCAGGCAAAGCTCCTGCCGGAGACCAAAGACGCCGAGACGTTGCATCGTTACGTGAATTACGAGTTTGAACCAGAACAACCAACGGACGAAACATGGCAGTGGTTCATGGAACGATACCAACTCGGCCCGCAAGATGAGCAACTCTTCAAAAGAAGACTAGCGCGGGTTACAGAGTTGCCCTACAGTCTCAACGCCCCCGAAGCGTCTGAGATCTGCAGGGTGGACTACATGTAGGCCAGGTGGTGAAAATAACGGGTTTGGAGGACCTAATGGACAACTTCCAGACCAACGACAAGCGCAAGAACAAGCGCAAGGCTAAGAAACATTATCGGGAAGAGCTCGCAAGAGCTACACCTGGGATTGTTAACGAGTCAATCAGAATTCGACATCTCTTGGAGAATGACGAAGCAAACCAATATGCATGGCAAGCCATGCAACTCAACCCTTGGGGACCAGTGTCGCGGCTGCCGTTGATACTTGGGAACGGGGTGTATGAGGAAAGGATTTACCGGTACAAACTGTCTGGCACTATGGTCGCCAACGGGGCGCTCAAAACATTTGCGCTGCTCTGTGCTGACTCATGGAACCAGGCAGCATCAACTGACCACTTCATGGGAACATCAACAGTCGGCAACCCCGGCTGGTACACCAATGCTTCCTATGCAGCAAGCACATCCCCCGCGGTCGGAGCAACCACTGCAACTGCCGGGCTGTTAGCATTACCACTGGCCAGCGATGTAACCTACGGTGGAGCCAATCCAAAAGCCTCAACCCATGTGCTCAACACAGCGTGTGCAGTCAGGGTCAAGCCAATATCCACTTCTGACACAACAGGCGGAGAGATCATGGTTGCGTTTACCCGCGACCCATATGAATACCCCCTGACTGGTGTCGATTTTGGGACTGTCTTCGGATACCCTGATGACGTTGTTGTCAAACACCGTGTCTCTTGTGCCAATTGGTCACCCGACACCTGGTTAGAAATACCAGCCATTCCAGTGGAGCGCCGAGCTTTCGAAGCCCAGCTCCCGGACGCGAGTGGCACCACCTCGGTTGAGAGGCCCATGTTAGGCGTGTTTGCTACTGGTCTTGCTACAGGAGAGTCCTTTGATGTTGAATGTTGCCTTATTTACCAAGTTGAAACTGATGGATCCAATGAAGTTCACGGACTGCACATAGTCCCTTCACATGCCACATCATATCGAGACAGGCCACATCCAGCCAACCAGCACCTTGCTGGTGGGAGACCCGTGACAACTCAGGACAGAGCCCAGCTCTCATCCTACAGTGCCTCAATGAACGTCACCCCTGGAATTCGCCACGAGAATACCTTCTCGACTGAGCGCCATCCTGTGAAAGTGTTGAGAAGTGCCGCTAAAGCACTTCTGAAAGCTAACCCTGGCCTAGGAAGCCGGATTGCCAACACCTTGGCGCGTTTTGCTGGATCAAAGATAGATGACCCTTGGGTTAAAGCCCTAAAATATGCTATCCCAGCAGTAACAGAGATTCTCTAAAACTCGTAAAACACCACCACTATCACACTCAGAAAAGAGTATAAAATCGGGGACCCCCC